TCTCCTCCAAGCTAAGGAGTCCTTTATTACCTTCTTGTACATAGTATGGAAGGCTATTGGACTCCCTAAGCCCACACCTATTCAGGAAGACATCGCTAACACACTTGCTGATCCTCCCTCTAATAGGTTCATCATACAGGGCTTCCGTGGTGTTGCTAAGTCATTCATCACATGTGCCTTCGTTGTGTGGCTGCTCTGGAGAAACCCTAATGTGAAGGTCATGATTGTATCAGCATCTAAGGATAGGGCTGATGCTAATGCTAGTTTCATCAAGAAGATCATAGTTGAACTACCCTTCTTGAATCACCTTAAGGCCACTAAGGGACAGAGAGACACTGCTAATATCTTTGATGTTGGCCCTTGTCGTCCTGACCATTCCCCTAGTGTGAAATCAGTCGGTATCACTGGTCAGTTGACTGGTAGCCGTGCTGATGTCATTGTAGCAGATGACGTTGAAGTTCCTAACAACTCCTATACTCAGACTATGAGGGAACGCCTCTCTGAACTGGTTAAGGAGTTTGATGCTATTATTAAGCCAGGAGGTACAATCTTGTATCTTGGTACACCTCAGACCGAGATGACCTTGTATAATGAACTCCTGAGTAGAGGGTACATCACCCTTATATGGCCCGCTAGGTACCCCATTGATGTTAAGCATAGAGAGTCCTATGGGAACAGACTTGCTCCATTCATAGCGGAGAGGTTTGATAAGGACCCAGAGAAGATGGCTTGGAAGCCGACTGACCCTCTACGCTTTGATGAGGAGGACCTAGAGTCCCGTGAGTTGTCCTATAAGCGTGCTGGCTTTATGCTCCAGTTCATGTTGGACACCACTCTGAGTGATGCTGATAAGTACCCTCTTAAACTACGAGATATGATCATAGCCAGCTTCCCTAAGGAATGTGCTCCTATGAATATAGTCTGGTTGCCCAACAATCAGAACAAACATGAGGACCTCCCTATGGTTGGCTTAAGGGGTGACTCATATCACTCCTATCATACCTGCTCTCAGGAAGTCATGCCGTACACCTATAGACTCCTTGCTGTGGACCCATCAGGGCGTGGTAAGGATGAGACAGGGTACTGTGTTCTCTATTACCTCAATGGCTTTATCTTTGTGATGAAAGTAGGTGGCCTTAAGAGTGGATACTCTGATGAGACACTTGCTACATTGGCTAAGATAGCTAAGGAGTGGAAGGTTCATGAAGTAGTATGTGAAGGAAACTTTGGTGATGGTATGTTCCTGAAGCTCTTAGAGCCTGTACTCATGGGGACCCATAAGTGTGCTCTAACTGAGGTTAAGTCTAAGGGACAGAAAGAACTAAGGATCATTGATACCATTGAGCCTGTGGTCACTAACCACCGCTTAGTGTGTACCCCTGAGTGTATTAAGGACGACTTTGAGACTGCCACTAGGTTGAATGAGATCAAGTATTGTTGTATGTATCAGTTCACAAGAATTACCACTGACCGTGGTGCCCTCTTAGCTGATGACAGACTTGATAGTTTGGCTATAGGTGTTGGTCACTTAGTTGAACTTATGAACATCAACATTAGTGATAATATCAACGCCGTTACTGAGGACTGGCTGGAAGCCTCTATGGAGTCCCTTATGGGGATGTCCAGTAAGTCCATCGGTGGTGTCACCTATACTGAGGTTGATGAGGATTCCCCTTATTGGCGAATGAAGGATTCCCTTAAGTCTGGCCTACAGTCAATTGTAGAACAAGCCCGTGGGATACGTCATTAAGGTGCTCCCTTCTGGTTAATAATTTATACTTCCATAACATATAACTATCATAGGAGGCCGTGTTTATGGCTACTATCTCTGAGCTTCTGACTAAGTATAAGCCCTCTAAGAAGACCCTGGCTATTGTGGCTGCTGTGGCTGCCCTTGTCCTTGGTGCTAGTAGTGGGACTGATATTACTGAGATCATGGCAAGTGCTGATAAGATTGCTCCCGTTATTAACGCCATCATAGGTGTTGTTAGTGGTGGTAATGCAACTGTGACTCCCTAATAAGTAAAGCCTGATGTTCAATCCTATAGAGTACATCTTACTTAACCAGTAGTGTACCTTATAGGATTGAACACCTTAGGTACAAACATCTAGCGTCAACTATTTGACACATTAGGTTATCATTGGGTGTACCTTTAGGGGTACTTAAGGGGTTGTAAAATGGGAAATAAATGTGAGAGGCCACCTAAGGATTCGCGTGCGGGCCATTCCCCCCCGTGGGCTCCCCTGTTGTGCTCCTGCTGGCCTCCCTGATGATCCCTGCTGTTCCCTTTTTGTGTTACTAAATGGGCTCCAAAGGTGTCAATCGTGTTACTCAGTGGCTCATTAGGTGCACCAATCGTGTTACGCTTGGGGTGATTCGTGTTACTGGGCTTCTGTGCTCCTATCTGTCGTGTAAACCTTTTGACGCCCCTAGTGTGTCACCCATGAAGTACACCTATTGATCCTTGCCCCTAGTGTCACCCTATAAGGTACACCTGTTAGGCTCCTGATGATTGATCCTGATGATGATGATGATGATGATGATGATAACCTATTGATATACCATGATGATTTACTTATTTTATCAATCTGTGATTTTATACTTGACACGCTCTCAGGTATCCAATAGAAGTGGGCTCATGAGCTGCTAAGTCGGTAGCTCATGCTAGGTTACTAGCTCATAACCGCTACCATAGGAGTGATTGATTATGTGTGAAGTTAAACCTCTAGTTCCTGCTAATCCTGCTGATTTTGTTCCTGGTATCCTTGGGCTACCATATGAGCAGGTCAAGCGTGTAGCTCTACTGGTCAACGCGATAGTTGTTTGGCAAGCTGCTGTTGATAGGGAATCGGTCAGGGATAATGCTAATTACGACTTGATCAAGGGACATATGATCAGGCATGATCAAGCCGCACATGAGTTGAACACCTTGCTAGGTTGTTATCTGGCACTCTATAGGCCTACCAGGAACGCATACGCTATGGATTGAAATTAGGACTTGACATAACGGTGCATCTTACCCTAAGGTGCACCTATCACGAACACACAACCTGTAACCTTAGGAGTTATCATCATGGCTATCACCACTTACACCGCTAACAAGTTGCCTTATGTGGTTATTATCTCAGCCGCCCGTGGTATGGACGCCAACGAGGATGCCGCAAATAATGCTGAGCTGTTCCATATCCTGTGGAACTGGAAGACCTTGGGTATTATCGATGAGTTCAGGTCAGCATGTGGCTACTACAAGGGGACACGTGAAGCGTCCTATATTGTGACATTCCAGGATAGGGGCTTGATTGAATCCCTGGCCATCCTTGGGTCATGGTTCAAGCAGGAGTGTATCCTTGTACGTGAGTTCATGGCTAATGGGCTCCCTGTGGTACACCTGCTGGACACAACCCATGGGGCCACATATATGGACGAATACTTGGTGTTCTATGGGGAACGCACTAGGATAGGTCGTAACCTGTTCAAGGTAGGACACCAGGATACCCTTAAGGTGCTCCCTGATGCGTGTACCATTATTGATGGGAATGTCTGGACGGTTGCTTAGGACTTCACAAGGGGCTCATGTGGGTACACCTCTAGCTTGCTAGACACCTCATGGGCTCCTAAATGAATCCCTAATCCTGTCACCATAGGAGTTATATTATGAATGCTAGTGGGTTAAAGTCTTATTATGTCATAGTCATGGTTCGCGTCATGGGCTCTATTGGGTCATTCTTCTCACGTGAGTTTGTGGTTCAGGTGGGTGCACCCTATACACGTACTAGGATACGACACAAGGCTATTGACATGGCACATGAGCAAGGGTATGAAGTGAATACCGTGGGCGTTATAAGTGGACACAAGTTGGTTGATTAGGGTTAAAAACTACCATAGGAGAGAACATCATGATCACGGGTAAAATTGCTTCTGAGCGTATGTATGAAGTGGGCTGGAATGGTCAAAGAACGGTGGTAAAGGCTACCTGGAAGGGTGAAGCGGTTATGCGTGCCCTTAAGGTTGAACCTCATGAGATGGGGTATCCCTATGAGGTAGCCCAAGGGGGAACATGCTATCAAACTGTAAAGGGTAAGGCGTTCGTGAAGCTGCACACTAGGAAGGTACCCTATGGGATAACCTGTAGGGCATTCATAAACTACCGTCAGGTGTTCACTAAGTTCATGGAGACTAAGGCACGTACCCAAGTGGGGCTCATGCGTACAACCTCATTATGTGAGAATAAGTTGCGTCATGATCTGAACCTCATGGGGATTGACTGGGACCGTATAGAGATGGAGATTCATTATCGTGAAGAGTAATGGAACTGCTTTGGTGAGTTCGTTGGTTAACTGTAACACAAGGGCTAGTAAACTAGCAGGAGAAGGTGCAATTATGTTTGATCTCATTACCAACACGTACAAGCGTCCTAGGCACAAGTGGGACATCATTAAGGCCCTTGGTGGGGCCTTTGGGATGCTCATGGTGGTTAGTTATTTCACCCTTATGATCCTTATACTACTGGAAGGTGTTCAGTCATGAATTACAAGTATATGTCCCTTGAGCGTAACCTTAGGAAACGTGCGTTATTGTCAGCGGTTATCACTAAGATGATCAAAGGAAAGTTCTGTACTATCCTATTCAAAGAGGATGGCGGTATTACTCCTATCCTTAAGGAAGTGAATGGGAGGCTAGGTGCTAAGTTGACTCCTGAGTTCAACCTCATGGACGAATACTTGGTGCTCTATAAGGTATCCGATGGTTCCTATGAAAAGATACCTGTTGACAGCATCATGGGAATCAAGCATAATGGGCTCATGACATGTATCAATTCTAATGGGCTCTCTAAGTATTGTCAGGACGTTATTACCATTCAACCTGTTATCAATCAGTAAAGGTGAACTGAAATGTCTAAGTCCTACACTATCCTGAGGTTTGAGGTATACAGTATTAAGGACAAGCGGTGGAAGGGTATCTATTCCAGATCAAGCCGCTGGTACGCTAAATCACATGACCTTTATCACGGGTGTCCTGGCCCGACATGTGACAGCGACCTTATTGGTATACTTAGACGTAAAACAGGTTGTGAACAATTTAGGCACCTCATGTTTGGGTTTATCTCTAAGGAACAGCTTAGGAAGTGGTTCTGGGATATAGAAGTGGAACGCATTATGTCTAAGTCTACAAGGCACCTTTTGGGGTACTGTTCTGGTGGTGCCAAGGATGTGTTTACCCCAAGCCTTACTTTGGTTCATGGTGTAGATTGTACTGATGTATATGGTAGTCCATATCAAGTCTTATACAAGCCTAGGGAGTACCATGAAGTAACACGTTTGACATCATTAAGGGCTGTTAAGAATTACCTTGGGATATACAAGAATCCTGACCATCGTGTAGCTGATGAATACTATAGGAGTAGATAACCATGGCTAATAGTGAATACATGATCCTAGCTAAGGATGTGGACTACAAGCGTATTATCAATACCCATTGTGCACTTTGTGAGAAAATTGATGGGGTACCCGGTATCTTCGGTAGGGCTAAGATCACGATGTCCAGGCAGGGCAAGCCTATCAGTTCAGTTAAACACCTGGAAGAGGTGATTGATAGGCACCTCCCTAAGGGTGTCCAGATTATTGGTGAATTAA